TCAATCGGAGCCGATAAGCATTGGGTCATGGATGATAACATCGATGATTTCTATCGCCTCCATTTGAATGAGAGGATTCGAGTGGAGTCGGGTGTTGCATTTAGAGCGGCGGAGGATTTCATAAACCGGTTTGAGAATGTGCCGATCTCAGGATTTCAATATCGGTTCTTCTGCGCTCCCAATCAGCATTACCCACCTTTCGTGATCAATACCCGGATCTATTCCTGTCTTCTCATATCAAATGACTGCAAGCATCGCTGGAGAGGCAGGTATAATGAGGACACCGATATATGCCTTCGGGTTCTAAAGGATGGTGATTGCACGATCCAGTTCAATGCCTTCCTTCAGGGCAAGGCAGCGACACAAACCGTAGCTGGTGGTAATACCGCAGAGTTTTACCATGCAGAGGGTGAGACCGATAAGACAAAATGGAAAGAGGGTATCAACGCAACAGGTACCATCAACAAATCCCAGATGCTGGTTGATATGCATCCGGATGTCGCTCGAATGGTATGGCGATATAAGAGATGGCACCATTATGTGGATTACACACCATTCCAGAAGCGGGAAAGCGATATGTCACCTCGCCAGATCGAAATTCGACGCAACCTCGGTCTGACAGTGAATGATAATATCTTGAGGTTGAAGCCGGGTGTGGATCTGAATAGCCTACCAGCCTATGACAACTATGGGATGAAACTGCGGAAATTTACACCCGATGAGTTGCCAAAGGAAATGGGTTCGTGATATGCATTCCTGCATAGGTGCTATGTGAAATGAACATGGCTCCAGCTCTTGAATCCACCACCCGAGTCATTATATCTAGTGCATGAGATTCAGCGAAGATGGGGTAAGGACATACAATCCTGCATGGCTGCTATGCGGAAATAACATAGCTCCAGCTCTTGAATCCACCCCAAAAGGCATTATATCTAGTATATGAGAAACGTCGCAAACGCACAGATTAACAGCGGTTCCCGCTCAATTCTCGCGAAGCTCCTGGCACAGGAAGACATTTCCGTGCGTCATAGCGCAGCGGTAAGAACGGCCCACTTCGAGCTGGGAACTCGCGTGCTAATGCTCCCGATCTGGCAGGATATCTCGCCGGAGTTGTACGACATGCTGGTGATCCATGAGGTTGGCCATGCTCTTGAAACGCCCAAGGATGCGTGGATGGCGGCAATTGATGATATCTCAAAGCGATGCTCAAAAACTCCTGAGAGAGCCTGTGCGGGCGTCAAGGACTTTCTGAACGTGGTGGAAGACCCCCGGATCGATAAGCTCCAAATGCGGCGGTACCCCGGTTCTCGCCGTGACTATGCTATCGGCTATCAGGAGCTCCATGATCGTGACTTTTTCAGTCTCGCGGAAATTGAGCGCAAGACTGGCCGTGGTCTGAATTCTATGGATTTCATCGACCGCGCCAATATCTACTGCAAGGGCGGCAAGCGCCTCGGCATCAAGTTTTCAAAGGTCGAGAAGGCCTTCATTGATCGAATCGGTGCTACCGAGACGTTTGCTGAGGTTGTGGCTCTGACCGAGGAAATCTATGTCTGGTCGCGCAAAAACAAGAAAGAGAAAAAGCCCCAGCCTAGCCCGGATATGGACATCCTGAAGGATCTCTTCGATCAAATGGAAAAGATTCCTCAGGACGCTATTCCTCAGGATGACGATGCCGAGGTCGAGGACGCTATTCCTCAGGATGAGGAAGAGGGCGACCCCGACGCGGAAGCTGACGATGAGGACAAGGCTGAGGACGAGCGCGAAGATAACGCTTTCGAGAATGCGACGCCTCGTACCAAGGATGAGGATGAGGATGAGGATGAAGATGATGAGGAATCCGATGAGGATCCCGAATCTCTGACCGAGCAGGCGGCTGAGGATAATGCCGGCAAGCTTCTCGGCACGGGCACGGTAGATTACAGTTATGCCCAGACGCCTACAATCAAACTGGAAAACATCCTGGATGATTACAAGAAGGTTCTGGCCGAGCAGACCGTCTGCTATAATGATCGATTGAAGCCCGCTGACGCCAGCCGAAGCGATTATTACACCGATGATTATTATGTCAGACAACATGCCCGGGCTGATGCCGATCTGATTCGGTTCCGTCAGGCCGAAAACCCCACCATTTCTTACATGGTCAAGGAATTCGAGATGCGGAAGGCTGCGGCCATCTATTCTCGTTCGGCCCAGTCCAAGACTGGTGTTCTCGACACCAACAAACTCCACTCTTACCGGTACAATGATGACGTTTTCAAGAAATTGACCGTCATTCCTGAAGGTAAGAACCACGGCTTTGTGATGTTCGTTGACTGGTCGGCTTCGATGACCGGCAATCTCAACGATACGGTCAAGCAGCTCCTCTCGCTGGTGTGGTTCTGCAAGCGCGTATCCATTCCCTTCGAGGTATATACCTTTCGGTCCGAGATGAGGAATAAGGAAGATGAACCGCAGCCGGAACAGTTCTCCACAAACCATGGCGATCTCTCGCCTGGCGTATTTCGGTTGAGAAACAATCTCTCTTCGCGGATGAATACCCAGGATTTCAATCTCGCAGTTCGATACATTTGGCTCCAGAGCTATCGGGAATTCAAGTGTGATCCGATGAACTCAACGCCTCTCTATCAGTCAATGATGGTTGCGGCCAAGATTGTGAATGATTTTCGGAAAAAGAATGGTGTCGAGGTCGTCAATACGATTTTCCTCACGGACGGTGATGGTGATGGAATCGGTAAGCCTCAGGGTGATTCCGACTTCAACAGTTTTTACGGTTCCAAGAAGGAACTCCTGATCACTGATAGCACCACCAAGAAGGTCTATAAGGTAGACGGTCTGGGTCGAACTGATGTCCAAAAGATATTCCTCCAGATGCTGAAGGACCAAACCGGTTCGAATGTTCTGGGGTTCTTCCTGACTAACAATAACTACCGTCATATTGCCCAGCGATACAAGTCATGGGAGAATGCGACGACAGAGGGTGCTTTCTACCGAAACAATGGGTTCTTCGCGGCCAAGGATGTTGGATATGATGACTTTTATGTGATCAATCCGGGGATCCTTTCGGGTCGACAGAATGAGGAAATGATGGTCGACTCGACACAGACCAAGGCTGCGGCCAAGAAGGAGTTTCTCCGGTCGCTGACCCAGAAAAACAACAACCGAATCCTTCTCAAGATGTTTATGAAGAAGGTATGCAATGCTGCATAGCTGCTATGCGGAATGAACATGGCTCAGGGTCTTGAATCCTGAGCCGGAGGCATTATATCTATAGTATGACGAAATGTGGAAGGTTAAATATGAACGGTGAGAAACAAGCCTTTTTTGATGCATTCAAGAAGGTGTACGGTGATATCGATGTGGTGTCCCGTCAGCAAATCGACGAGGTCGCGGCCAAGCTCGGCATCAAGGCCCCGTCATGGTTGATCAACTACCGAGAGACACGCGCTGGCCGCGGTCTCTATTCGTTGTCTGCGGCCCAGAGGCTCTGGGAGCAGAAGGGCTCCGGAACTACCACGCGAGTGGATCGGACCGTACGACCCAAGGTTGTAGTGCCCAAGACGCCGATCGCGAGTATCGTGCCGTCATCTAATGTGACAGTCACCGACACGGCCACTCGACAGGTCGAGCCGATGGATGTCGCTGAAATGTCGAACACATATAACAATGCAGAGGAACCTAACCTCGTTCCGGCTGTCGCCGAGGGTTATGTGCCCTTCGGCAATTTCAATGACGTTCGCTCCATCGTCCGGTCAAACCAGTTCTACCCCGCCTTCGTGACCGGTCTCTCCGGTAACGGTAAGACCATGATGGTCCAACAGGTTTGCGCTGCGCTCGGTCGAGAATGCATTCGTGTGAATATCACGATTGAGACGGACGAGGACGATCTGATCGGTGGTTTCCGATTGATCAATGGTCATACCGTCTGGCAGAACGGCCCTGTCGTGATCGCGATGGAGCGTGGAGCGATCCTCCTTCTGGACGAGGTCGATCTGGGCTCGAACAAGCTGATGTGCCTCCAGCCCGTCCTTGAGGGCTGCCCGATCTTCCTGAAAAAGATCAATAAGATGATCGTTCCGAAGGACGGCTTCAATATCTTTGCCACTGCGAATACCAAGGGCAAGGGTAGTGAGGATGGGCGCTTCATCGGTACCAACGTCCTGAATGAAGCCTTTCTGGAACGCTTTTCGATTACCGTCGAGCAAGAGTATCCTGCAGAATCGGTCGAGAAAAAGATTCTTACCAATGAACTGGCCAAACTCAACCTTGAGAATAGTGAGTTTGTTTCGGATCTCGTCGGGTGGGCTAACGCGACACGCTCGGCCTTCTATGATGGCATCCTGCTTGAACTGATCTCGACCCGTCGACTGGTTGCTATCGTCAAGGCATACCAAATCTTCGGCCAGAATGAGATGAAGGCAATCGGTCTCTGCCTCAACCGATTCGATGAGGACACCAAGCGGTCGCTGATGACTTACTACACCAAGCGGTCGGCCCGTGATATTCCGGCTGATGTTGATACTCCGATGGTCGAGGAGGCTGCCTAGGGCAGCCTCTTTTCAGGATTCGGGTCAGGGATCAAGTCTGGATTCAAGTTGTGGCTCGTATCGAGAATTCCTTATGAAATCCGTGAGAAACCAGTTATGCATTACAATCCGAGCCGATTGTGGTACTACTGTCGATGAACAGGTTCATTATGTACTCGTCCATCTTATGTGGAAAAGCATATCCTTGCCGACGCGGAATCGTGTTAATATACAGGTTCATTATGCACTCGTCCTTCTTATGTGGAAAAGCATATCCTTGCCAACGCGGAATCGTGTTAATATGGTAATAGCCGAATCTGTTGTAAGAGAAGTATCGAAAGGAATAATATGACACCATAATAACACCTTGACACATACCCCATATTACTGTATAATACTACTATTGATGGAATTGGTAGTTCCGTCAATATGCTTATCGTCATGAAAGGAAAACATATGTCACAAGCAGAAAGAATTGAAGCCCTCCTGATCAAGGAAGGTCAAGTTACCCCAGGTCTTACCGTTGCGATGATTGCACGGAAGGCTAAGGTGCCGATGGAATCGGTATCGAAGCGGATCTATGACCTTAAGGAACGCGGTAATACGATCTATACCAACTTCCGAAATGTGAATGGGCGACGAAAGACTTATTATCGCCTAGGATAATATTTCTCCCAAAGTGGGTGGCACGTGCTTATATATAGTATGTGCCACCCACTTTAGTATGGAGAATATACCATGGAAATGCAAATCAATGTTGAGGACCTGCGGAAAAACAAGCTCCTGATCGCGACCCCGATGTATGGCGGTCAATGCCACGGCCTTTATGCCAAGTCGATCCTTGATCTTCAAGGCCTTCTGACTCATTACGGCATCGATTCTCGGTTCTCATTCCTATTTAATGAAAGTCTTATTACTCGCGCAAGGAACTATCTGGTTGATGAGTTCCTGCGGAGTGAATATACTCATCTACTATTCATCGACTCGGATATTGGGTTTGATACGAATGATGTGATCGCGCTATTGGCTCTCAATAAGCCCATCATAGGCGGACCATATCCTAAGAAAAGTATCAACTGGAATAACGTCATGAAGGCAGCCAAGAAGTCTGAAGCGACAACGGGCGATCTCGAAGCCGTAACAGGTGATTATGTGTTCAATCCTGTACCCGGTACCCAGAACTTTTCCGTTGCAGAACCTCTTGAGGTTATGGAAATCGGCACAGGCTTTATGATGATCCAGCGAGAAGTCTTTACCAAGTTTCGTGAAGAATATCCTCACCTGAGATATCGACCCGATCACGCAGGTCAAGCCAACTTTGATGGTTCGCGATATATTCATGCATACTTTGATACGGTGATCGATCCGGATTCTCATCGATACCTATCAGAGGACTATATGTTTTGCCAATATTCGCGAGCGATTGGTATACCGGTGTTTTTGTGCCCTTGGATGCGTCTTAACCACGTGGGCACATATTCATTCACCGGTAATATGGATAAGATCGCCGCATTGACGGGAACTCTATAGAATACAGCTAACAATGGAGATATTTGAATGCTATTGGGATTGGTAGGATTTCAGAGTGCTGGTAAAGGAACAGCCGGTGGTGTTCTTGCAAGTGAATATGAATTTCGGCAACAGGAGTTTGCTGGACCTCTAAAGGATGCTGTAGCCATCATCTTCAACTGGCCTCGCCACCTTCTTTCGGGCGACACAGAGGAAAGTCGTATCTTTCGAGAGAAAGTGGATGAAGATTGGTCGCGCAGATTGGGGTATCCAGTGACGCCTCGAAATATGCTCCAGAAAATGGGAACAGAAGCGGGTCGAAATGTCTTTGGTGCAGACCTCTGGGTTCAGTCTCTGGATAGTCGAATAGACATGGCTGCTAATAATGTGATCACTGATGTAAGATTTCCTAATGAGATGAGATGGATTCGATCAAAAGGTGGTTATATTGTTCGCATTATGCGTGGACCAGATCCTGTATGGTACGACACAGCCTGGGAATATAATGCGTCGATTCGACCCGAGACAGCCATTATCTATGACGAAAAGGATAATGAGGTCCACTATTCCGAGTGGGCATGGATTGGTCATTCGCTTGACTATGTGATCCATAACACATCCAGTTTTCAGGAATTGAAGAACAATATCGGTCACATGGTGCGGATATTCACTGGTCCGCCAAGAAATGAGTGATTGACTATCCCCTCGGACTATGATATACTTTCACAATGGTATAATATGAAGGAATTGATCCATGAAGCTAACCGAAAATACTATCTCCGTTCTCAAGAACTTTGCAACGATCAATGAGAGCCTCCTGATCAATTCAGGAACTCAGCAAAGAACAATGAACATCGATCGGACCATTCTGGCCGAGTTTACCGCCTCTGATGATTTCCCTCTTCAGTTCGGAATTTATGACCTACCTCAGTTCCTAGCCAACATCAGCCTTCTGGAAAATCCTGATGTTGATTATGGCGATAGTTCGCTGGTCATGACGAAGGATATGAGGTCGCTATCATTCAACTATTGCAGCCCTACCCATATCAAAAGTCCACCCAACAAGACGCTCAAGATCGAAAACCCCGATGTGGAATTCGATCTCTCATCGGAAAACTTCCAGTTTCTCCTGAAATTGGCTGCGACGAACAATCTGCCGAATGTTACAGTAGCCAATGATGGTAACCAACTGATCATCAAGACATATGAGCGGTCTAATGACTCCTCAAATGTCGGCATGATTCGGTTGGGTGATTATGAAGGTAAGGATTTCTCTGCAACCTTCAATGTGAATAACTTCAAGATGAATGTGAATGATTACCACGTCAAGGTAAATCTCGAAGGCTTTGCACTATTCGAGACGAAGGACCAGACGCTCCGGTACTTCATTGCCCTCGACAAGTAGGAGATTGAATATGAGTATGATAGGACATAACCAACCAATAATGAATGTTGAAGCACTATCCTCTGGTGATAAGGATAAGGTCAAGAAGGCCCTATCCGAATTGAATGATAGTATGACGCGGGTATCTTCCGAGCGAAATCTTCAAAAGGAAATCATCGATGAGGTATTCGACTCGGTAGGTCTTGATAAGAAGATGCTGCGACGAATGGCTCGCGTGTTTTTCAAGGCCAATTTTAACGACGAGGTAGAATCCAACAATCAGTTCGAGGACTTCTATAAGGGCATCGTGCAGACGACCAAACAGGACACACCGAATAATGTCTGAATTCCTCTATGCGGAAAAGTATCGCCCACATACGGTGGGTGATTGCATTCTTCCTGATCGATTGAAAAGATCATTCCAGAAGTATGTGGAGACACGGGAAGTACCCAATCTGATGCTGTCGGGTACACCTGGTGTCGGTAAGACGACCATCGCGAAGGCTATGTGTGAGGAGATCGGACTGGATCATATCGTCATCAACAGTTCCGAGGAGCGTGGTATCGATACCCTACGCACCAAGATCAAGAGTTATGCATCGACAATGTCCCTGATTGGGGGAAGAAAGGTAATCATCCTTGACGAAGCCGATCACCTAACACCTGATGCTCAGGCCGCTCTTCGTGGTGTGATGGAGGAGTTTTCCGATAACTGTACCTTCATATTCACTTGCAACTTCAAGGGTCGATTGATCGATGCTCTCCACTCGCGCAGCACGGTTGTGGATTTCGTTCTGCATCCTGATGAAAAGCGGGGCATGATTGTAACATTCTTCAAGCGAGTGGGTGATATCCTGACACAGGAAGGTGTAACATTCAAGAAGGAAGTTCTGGCCAAGATTCTTGAAAAGCACTTTCCTGATTACCGTAGGATCCTGAATGAGGTTCAGCGACTGGCCGTTGATGGGTCGATTGATGTGGCTGATCTCGCAAACGTATCGGATATCCGAAAGCTGGGTGAGTTAGTTGCTGCACTCAAGGAAAAAGACTTCCAGGCCATGCGAAAGTGGGTAACTGGTAATAGCGATATCGATCCGGCTAAGATCTACAGATCCGTCTATGACGCACTCTATGAGTATTTTGCTCCTTCCAGCATACCGCAGGCTGTCGTGATCATCGCGAGATACCAATACCAAGCAGCATTTGTGGCTGACCAGGAAATCAATCTCTGTGCATGCCTCACGGAAATCATGGTTGACTGCGAGGTAAAGT